AAGCATCCCGTAAAAAAGCAGAAGAAGCAGCCAATCGGTTGCAACGACCTGTTGCTGTTGCTGCAAAACCTACAGCATCTCCGGCTGCTCTCGCACAGTCTGAATATGTTAAATTAGTAGAGAATACAAAAACTCTTCTCACGGAATTAGATATTCTATTCCAAAATCATGGTATCAGTGTTCAAGAGTATTATGATAAGCGGATCATGTACGCCAATAAGACTTTTGAAGCCGAAAAAGCAATCCTTGAAAAGCAGGCAGGCGAAGAAGAGAATCTTGATAAGAGGCAAAAGATTCTTGATAAGATTTATCAAATAACGGAGAATCATCAACGTGATCTATTACAGCTGGGAGAAGATAGGCGTAAAGCCGAGCTTGAAGCTGAAGAAAGGCAATCTGCAGCATTAGCAATTATCACTGAGGCAAGAAAAAGAATAGCCTTCACTTCTGCGACTGATTATACAAATCTATTTAGACAGCAACAATTAGAACTGCAAACAAGACAGCAACAAGAATTGGAAAATTTAAAGAAGCATACAAGTGAAAAAGAAAAAATCGAGGAACTGTCAAACATTCATCGTTTGGAACAAGAAAAACAACTTGCTGATCAGCGTATGCAGATTCAAGACATTGTACTTAATAACATGAAGTCATCTCTTAGTTTTATGGAATCTGCGTTTGGTGATGCTTACGAAGCAAGTGGTAAAAAGATCAAAGAATTCGCCATCGCTCAGAAAGGAATAGCAATAGTACAAACCATGATTTCGACTTATCAGGCTGCCCAAGATGCCTATAGGTCTTTAGTTGGAATACCTTACGTTGGACCAGCACTTGCTGTGGCTGCTGCAGCTGCTGCAATAGCAGCAGGTCTGGCAAGAGTGGCGGTTATCAAGTCTCAGTCGTTCGCTCTTGGTGGTAAAGTTGAAGGCTTTTCACCATCACCAACATCTGATAACATTGTTGCGCGCCTAACTGCTGGTGAATATGTGCAACCAGTTGCTGCAGTAAAGAAATATGGTTCCGCGTTTATGGATTCTGTCAGATCGCTTACATTTCCGAAGAACGCAGCCGATGCAATAGTTTCCCAAATGAAAGTTCCTAATATTCCTGGAAGAGCTTTGGGCGGTTTGGCTTTCGCCGAGGGAGGTGCTGTAGGCAAAGGCCCAGAAGGGATGCCTTCTTCTGGTGGGCAACCTCAGGAAATTGCAATAGTGAATCTAATGGATCCTAATCTGCTTGATCAATATGTAGGCAGTACTCATGGAAGAAATGTTATGTTTAACTTTATGTCACAAAACTCTTATCAAATAAAACAAAGATTGGCAATGGGGTAAATCATGGGATATTATGCTACAGGAAGTGTTTCAGGTTTTAACGGTGCCAGTGGGCTGTTACAGACCATCCTTGGATTAATATGCGGTACTGAAGTATCAGGCGAAACGCTTAGTGGCTCTGGAACCTCATGGTCAGGGACATTGGCGAATTATCCGGTTGGCCTTGGGAGGCTCGTGATTAATTATGCGTTTTCTGCGACAAATTACGAAGCATATGATGACGGAGCTGGGAATATTACTGGCACTAACATCAGTAGCGGTAGCATTACTTATTCTACTGGTGCTTATAGCATCACATTTACAGGTACACCTGATGCTGCACCAGAAGCAGATTATATATACGGAGAAGAGGGTCAAGATTGGAGACAGGAGGATTATCAGAATACGCAAGATGAGAATCAACAGCAAGCATTTAGCGACTGTAAAGAAGTCGTTCTTTCAAATACTGGTATATCAGGACAGGAAAGTGTAATAGTTGGTATTAGAGAATGGTACTATGCTGCTTCTAATTATTATAATTGGAATTTTAATTGTTATTCTCAATATACTTCTGGAAATGGTTGGATGCAAAATGCTATTTCTCATGGATTAGATAACTATGATACGACGACTGAAAATTGGACACAACTTCCAGAATTGCTTCTCAATGATGATACTATGTATTATTGGGTCTACAGTAATCGCCAACGAATTTTTCTTGCGGTAAAGGTATCTTCGAATTATCATTGTTGCTATCTTGGTTTTGGTCGTAGATTTGGAACAGTTTCTGAATACCCAACACCTTGTATAGTGTTTGGTAATGGGTATGGAAACATTGCCTATACTACTACTTCTGAGGTTAATCACTTTCCAGCCTTCCAATTTGCAAATGATAATTATACAAATTCACTTTGTATCGATCCATCCAATAATTATTTATCATGGATTGGGTCTGCAGATATGGGTATTATTACAGTCCCAGGAACCAATTTTGATCTTGATGGAAAAACTTGTGAAGCAACTTTAGGTGGTCGATCTATCTTTGTGCCTGTTTTTATAGTGGCAAATAATGGAGGCTTTACACGAAGGACACTGTTCGATTATGATGGTGTGTTCCATATTATTGGAGGCGTTCAGTCTGAAGACCTTGTTAATCTTGGTTCTAATAGATATCGTGTTTTCCAAGATGGTTTTAGAACTGAATGGAATGATTTTTTGGCAGTGGAAGAAGGTGCTGCGGTCAGTACTACAACGACAACAACAACTACAAGCACAACAACCACTACCACAACAACTTCTACAACCACGACTACTACTTAGGAGACAGTCATGACTTTGTTAAATTATACACATCATACTAATCCAACTTCTCACCATGATATTATTTCGAAGTTCCGGACCTTTGCTCTGGCAAGAGGTTGGGCTTCGGATTATTATTATAATAATTCGATTCAGTGGGGAGCTACAGGTAGTAGTCCTCCATATGGTTGGATATCTGGAAGTGAAAGCCATTTGCAGATGTCGATTACTGGTCCTGGATCTCAGAATATTGTTTTCCGGATGATCGGTGAACACGAACTATCCGATGCTCAACATGAATATGTATATCTCACTGGTGTGGATCCAGATAATGACACTATGGATGGAAATAGTTCTGCTCAACCAGAAGCAGCGTCACAAGGTGCTTATAATAGTGGTTATACCAATAAGTTCTCCATGTCACCATCTACTGTTCCTAATTTCTGGATCTTTGGAAATGATGAAGTGTTAATCGGAGTAGTAGAGGTACAGACTGGGTTTTGCCATTCATGGATGTTGGGTGTTCCAGAATTCTTTGCTGGCAGTGAAGCAGAAGATTGCATGTTCGCTATAGTTTCGCAAACTACTAATGCGGTTGTGAAGTGGTATGATGCATTTAATTCAGATTATGCAATGTTCTATGGGCCATCTGATATGGTAGCTGGAGGTTCTTCCTATAATACTTTTTGGTGGGAAGATGCGGCAGCAAATACACTTGTGAATACTACTATTCGTATGACAAGCTCACAGGTTCAAGGCCAAGGATATTATAACGATATGTCTTATGCTGTTAATTTGAACACTTGGTCTGGTAAACGGCCACTTATCAAACCGACTTTGTATGGGCAGAGTAGAACGAGTGGATTAATTCGACCAATTGGGAATTTACCAGTTTATTATACTGTCTTTCAAGGTTTGGCTCCAGGTGATACTTTGGATTATGGTTCTGAGACTTATATGTTCTTTCCGCATTCTTATTTTTATAGGGAATATGGATGGGCAGTGAGGATTGCTTAAATGGCTGTATCTGACGGAGTATTCGCTACTAATACACAGACTTCTCAGCAGGCTCGTTCTGTTAAGCTGGAAGATACTGAAGATTTGTTTGTTGGGGCAGATAGATCTACTCCAATTACTGTAGGCAATGCACGCCCAATTGATGACATATTAGTAGGCACTGTTATATTTGAATCTACTGCAATGAACCTAATAGTGCGTAATGGTGCTTGGGATCATAAGTTTGGAGATGAACAATTATTTCACCGCGTGTGGTTTTCGCCAACAGAAATTGATGCAGGATTTATTGTAGAAGATGTCAATCATACGGTGAGTATTTGGAATGCCAATTTTGACCAGATCGTCACATTAACTGATATTGATGTTGATTCTGCTGACGGCACAACGTTACAATTTGATACGCCACCTGTTGTAGTAAATAAGTTCTGGGAAAAGATTGGAACTCTTACGGTTACTGAAGATGGGCCACCGACGCAGAATACTACTTATACATTTACAGTTTCAAGTATTGAATATGATTTAGTAATAACTGGTATTCGTGTTGTAACGTTGGAGAAAAGCCCGGAATGGACCGATGGTGTCCGTTTCGAAATGGTATTCGAAACGGCCTTAACAGAAAATCGTTGGGCATATGAACAGCGTAGACCGTTGAGGCCAGATGCATTTCGAAAGACCACTGTAAAATATGTTGGCCAAGGGGTGGATGCACAAAGATTACGGCAGAAGATTATGTATGGGCATGATAAGGTGTATGGTGTTCCCGTATTTCATGAACCAATAGAATTAGCATCTGACCCACAAAGTAGCAGTACTATCACATCTTCAAATACATTGACTTATTATTGGCATCTTAATAATCAGTGTAACTATATCGTGTTATATGACTATTCAACATGGACTGCCGAGATTAAGGAAATTAGTTCTGTTGGGTCAACATCTATTGTATTAGTTAATGTAGTGGCAGATTCTTTTGATCCGTTGGTTTCTATAGCATATCCTGTATATATGGGCACAATGGAACAGGCTCGTGTTGTGCAGGAAACTCATGACATCATGGCTGTAAGCGTTGAATATAAAGAGTTCTTAATAGGGGATGAATAATGGCTGATAGTTTGGCAGATCTTGGTGGCTATGATCTGTTTCCTTTGGAACCAGATTGGTCTACAAGGCCAACCAATAATTATCGTCTTATGAAAGATTTGTTGAAGTATCCTGGAACAGCAATGTCCCTGAATTCTTTTATTGACTATGTTCCTCTTTCTTATGAATTAGGTTTTACATTTTCAGAGGAACAGGACATGTACAATATGGCAGATTTCTTTCATGAGAAGAGAGGTCGTGTTCATGCGTTTTGGTTCAAGGCACCGCATAGAGAGATGACATTATATCAGGGAGCTCTATCTGGTGCTACTTCTCTATATATGGAGCGGAATTTTGCCCATCTTCAATATCAGGGGCATGAGCGTATTTATATTGACATGAAATCTGAAGATCTTTTAACACGTAAAGTATTGTCTGTTACGGACGATGAAACAAATAATCGTATGTCTGTAGCAGTGAACACTTCAATCGATCGTGATTTGACTTTAACTAATCATTGGTCTATTGGAAAACTAATTTTTGCAAGATTTAGCGAGGATTCTTTAATCTGGCAATTTAAAGCTGCTAAATTGGCGCAGTTAAGTTTTACAGTAACAGAATTGGTGCAGGAGTATCCGTCATGACATTGAGTGCAAATTATGCAGCGACTGAAATGGAGGGCATGCCTGAATTGTATGAATTTGAATATGGCGGGACGTACGAACGTTATACTTCTTGGCCTAAAGATATACAGTTTCAGGGGCAAACTTTTTCTTCTCGACCTATACAACGTGGTGGGATTCGGGCTGATCAAGAGTTTAGCGATGCAACTGTTACAATAACAGCACCTGTCGTGAGTGGGTTTGAGAGATATGTTCAGGATGAACCTATAGAACCAACTAATGTAATAATCTATCATGCTTTGGAAAGCGATCTGACTGATTTTGCCGTATTGTTTAATGGTCGTGTTATCAGTGTTACTTTTCAAAATGCACAAGTGGTACAAGCAAAATGTGAATCTCGTGCTAATATTTTAAGTCTTGAATGGCCAAGGGTTACGGTTCAAAGTTATTGCAATAAAACTATTTATAATGATGAATGTGGTGTTGACGATAGCCTTTATAGGGTTTCGGGAAGTGTTACGGCAATATCTGGAGCCACATATACCGTGAGTGGATTAAATAGTTTTTCTAATGGATATTTTACAGCTGGATTTGTTGCTTATTTAACGGATAACAGGCTTATCACTAATCATGTTGGGAATGATATTGACTTGCAGTTGCAGTTCGATAGTCGTGTTGTGGTCGGTACCACTGTAGATGTTTATCCAGGATGCCGTAATAGTCCGGCATTATGTACAACTCGTTTTAATAACTTTGATAATTTTCTTGGAATGCCTTATGTCCCAAGTTCTAATCCTGTAATATGGGGTGGGAAGTGAATCATGCGTTTGCCGATGATAGCTTGTGGGAAAAGACTGTACAAGTTTCGCGGTCTTGGATCGGTACTCCTTACCGTCATATGTTTGCCGCGAGGGGTAGAGGTGCTGATTGTACGATGTTCCTTGCAAAAATCTTTGAAAGTGTCGGCATCCTCAAAATGCCAAAAATTGAATACTATCCCAAGGATTGGTTTATACATACGGATCAGGAAATCGTCTTGGAAGGTCTTGCTTCAGCGATAAAGCATTCTATTACGAATGGTTTCTATGCTGAAATGTTCAGGTTTGAAGGGCAGGAATTTTTACGTGGTGATTTGTTATGTTTTGCTTTGAACAAAAATGGTATAACTAATCATGCCGGTATGTGGTTGGAAGATAGTCGTATCATTCATAGCATCAATAATCGTGGAGTTTCGATTCTTACTTATCGGCCGGCACTTTGGAATCATCGTTTGACCAATATTTTTCGTGTCTATAAAGGCGAATAGTTTATGGGTATTGAAGCAGCAATAATAATTGGTGTAGCGATTGTCGTTGGCACATTGGCTGTTATATTTCTTGTGCCTTCTGCTTCTCAAGATGCTATGCATGCTGAAGAGAAGTTGAATATTACAATGGCCAAGGAAGGAACAGTTGTACCCGTCATTTATGGAACTGTTCGTTTGCCTGGTAATATTGTTTGGTGGGACAATATGCTTTCTGTAGAAATTTATGCAGAAGGAGGCAAGGGTGGTGGTGATTCGCAAGTCGCTGGATATCGATATTATATTGATATGTGGCAAGTTATTTGCATGGGCAAGGTTGAATTTGTTAAGGCGTATAAAAACGATAAAGAATATCAACTTGGTACTGGAGATTTTGAGGATGAATATGCAGCATTATTATCAGCTCTGCTTAAGAGTCCTTACAGACTTGAAATGACGGCTGACTGGAATGATGGGACCGAGGATACTTATCCAGATTGGGAAGATGCCCCTTCTCCTTATGCTAATAGGATTCCAGGTGTTGCACATATGTGGTTTCAGAGATTTGATCTTGGAGAGAATAATACATATGTTCCAACTATACATTATGTAATGAAGAGAGACTTAACAGGATGCCCCATTGGGAATCATACTTTGACATATGGAAATAATCCTGCTGCTATCATAGCAGATATGTTATTAAGTGCTGGGGAATTAACATCTTCATTTGATATTGATATGTTCAATGATGCAGCGACTTATTGGTATAACAAGGATTATGGTTTGAATATAAGTTTCAATGCGAAGGGAAAGGTAAGAGATCAAATAGCACGTGTCTTATCATATGTTGGTGGTGCTTACGGCAGAACGAATGACGATAAACATTATGTGAAAGCGTTTGACCCTAATGACTCAAGCGTAGCCACTTTAAATAAAGAGGACTTTATAGACTTTAATATTACACGTAGAAACTGGTATGATACTTATAATGATTATAAGGCAACGTTTCTGGATCGCACAAAGGATTATACAGAGCGGACTATAGGTGCCACGAACGTTGCTAATCAACGGCTACAAGGACGCTCTAAGCCAATGAGCATTGATTTAAAGGGGTTCATTGATATAACAGCAGCCAGCAAAAGGCTCTGGGAAATCATGAAAACTGAAAGTTATCCTTATGCTACTCTGGATTTTCGCACAAATATGTCGTTCTTTGAGGTGCTTGTAGGTCAGGTTATTACTATCAACCATAGCGAATATGGTATTTCAAGTAAGAGGTATCGCATTATATCGAAGGAAGTATCAGATTCAAAAACTAATGAATTGCGATTTAATGCTATACAGATGGTTGAGGATATTATTGATGATAACTATATTGAAGGTGGCGATCCATTATGGACACGTCCGGTAGTAGAGCCAGAGGCATTAGTTAAACAGCAATTGTTTGAATTACCATATCATCCTGATTATGGGCATGCGCGTGCCTACTTATGCTTATGTGCTCGAGAAAATAGTTTTGAAACTGGATGGAGAACTTTTGTTTCTACAACAGGAACGGATTATCAGAATTATGGTGTATTCCAAGGGTGGTCACAGAACGGGACTCTGGATGAAACTTATGTAGCGACGACTAATGAAATTGATGATGATATAGGTATATTATATACACCGTATCGTGATGATCCTTTTGTTGATTCGATAGGTCGAGCTGATTTGTTTGCCCTGGAAAGGTACGCTATTATTGGCGATGAGATTATGAAGTTTCAAACTGTTACACCAGTAGGCAGTAATTCTTATCGTCTCACTGGGGTTGTTAGAGGTTTGTTCAATACTGATATTGTCCAGCATAATAGTGGCGCCACTATATGGCTCACGTATCCGCGTCCTGGCAACATCCTAACTGGCGTAGGTGCTGACGATTTCTATGTGAAGTTTGCACCATTTTATGGTGATAACATAATCGATTTATCAGATGCTTCAGCTATTCACTTTACTTCGGCAAGTATTGAAGATAAGGCATCAACGCCATGGCCACCTTGTGCTATTAAAGCCACACGTTCGGGTTCCAGTGTTAGTCTGGAATGGTGGCCAACTAATCAGGATAATCCTGGCGCTGGTATTGTTGCTGCAAGTTCGCAGACAACAACTGTTCCAATGCTATACGATCAGGATTTTGAAGCTTATAATAGTATTGATGGGATTGGTGCTGTAGCCGTGGTTGACGGCACAACAGACAACTATAATACAGCATCTGGATTTACCTATTATGTTAGGGCACGTTGGAATGGTCGCGTTTCAGATTGGGTGTCCGTTGTTGTTGGTACGGGCGATGGTGATTATATAGGACCGGTGATTTAAATGCCTATTTTTAGCACAACAGAACTTGAGAAGTTGACAGAAAACTGTCAAGGATGGCTTGAAATTCAGGAGCGGAACGCGCGGAAATTGAATGATGTTCTGCTTTATATAGACGGCATGTTGGATACTAATGCCCCAAGTCCAAGCAATAATGATGCCCTTGCTTGGGATCAAGGTACGAGTAAATTTATAAACGTTCCTTGGGGATCTGTGATTCCAACAACCACAACTACAAGTACTACAACTACCAGTACGACATCAACAACTGTAACATATACTGGAACTACGACCACGACTACTACAACGACTACGACCAGTTCATCTACAACGAGCGACTTTGAACAATATGGTTGCGTATGGAATCCGGAAGATAAGTCGTCGAATATTACTTTGAGCAATGGTAATTTAACAGCCACTTCCACAAGCACTGCTTGGAAATCTGCAAGAGCCACTTATGGCGTTTCTTCTGGAAAGTGGTATTGGGAAGTAACTATTGACAATCAAGTTACAGCCACCATGGTTGGAGTATTTAAAATCTCTTCTCCGGTGAATAATTTTGTTGGGTATGATGCAAATGGTTTTGGATACAATGGCCAGACAGGTCAGAAGTTTACAAATGCAGCCGGATCTGCTTACGGAAATACTTACACCACAAATGATGTGATTGGTGTGGCTCTTGATCTGGATAATGGAAAAATATTCTTTTCCAAAAATGATGTATGGCAAAATTCCGGCGATCCGGCTGCAGGAACAGGTTTTGCGTTCGATACATTGAGTGGTACATACTTCCCTGGAGCAAGTCCTTATGGGAACGCAGGTGCAGTAACGGCGAATTTCGGTGGAAGTGATTTTGCTGGAACTATTCCAAGTGGCTTTGCTGGTCTTTGTGGTTCTGGTACAACGACTACTACTACAAGCACTACAACGACGACTACTACTACAACCACAACCACAAGTACCACAACGACTGTAGGAGGGGCAGAAGCCTGGAATGGAAGTGATAAGGGTTCTAATATTACTTTGAATAATGGTGATCGTGATGCCTTGAAAAGTGGTGGTGCAACATGGACTGGTTCTGGTGTTCGTGGGAAAGTTGGAAAATCCAGTGGTAAGTGGTATTGGGAGTGCATTCCAGTAGTAGATAACGGCGATCACATGGTTGGAGTAGCTAACACATCTGCAAGCCTTGATAACTATGTTGGATCTGATACGAATGGATGGGGTAACTACGGGAACGGAACTTACTATTACAATGGTGGTACAACCGGAAGCAAACCTACTTTTTCACAAGGTGATGTAGTTCAGGTTGCTCTTGACATGACAGCTGGAAAAGTCTGGTGGGGAGTTAATGGAAGCTGGGAAGGTGGTAGTGGTGACCCTGCTGCTGGTACTGGGGAAGCTTATTCTGGTCTTTCAGGAACTCTATATCCAATGGCTTCTCTCTATAGAGATACAGATGAGCAGAGAATTATGACGAAGGGTGCAGAGATGACTTATAATGGTCCTAATGGATTTAGTCCTTTAGATGGAAATAAAACTTATACAACAACAACAACTACAACCACTACGACATAGGATTTAAAATGACTATTTTAACTGATACTCAATTAGAAACTAATACATATGGGTTGCCTGGTTGGGTTAAAATATATAATGCTAATATTGATAAACTGAACAATTTATTAAGATTGGCTGGGCTGATAGATACAAAGTTTGATAAGTATGAAGATGATGCCGTATTCATGTGGAACGGTTCAAAATGGGTACTTATTAAATACGATTAAAGGTTTTATTATGGCTGTTCAAACATTATCACCAAGTGGATTAAAATATAATCAAGACGGCGATACAGACTGGCTTACAGAGAGCGATACATTTAATTGGACCAGATTAAATAGCACGCTACTTAAGTTATCAGAATTGCTGGATGTTGATGATGCTGGACTGCAAGTCCAGGACGGATTGTGTTATAATAGTTCATCTGGAAAATGGGAACGGAGAGCGTTGCCTTCAGGTTATCGTGAGTTGACAACGACCACGACTACTACAACGACTACTACTACAACGACTACTACTACAACTTAAATGGAGGTTAGAATGGATCTGGACGTTGTAAATACCGCTTCTCATTTTGATTGGCCAGAGGTTGCAAAAATTGCTGGTGGCGTAAGCATTTCACTATTAGGTATTATAGGAGGGATGATTGGCTACTTGTTAAAAAGGCAAGGAATGATTCCTGAACTTAAATTGGCCGTAGATAAGATGAGTGAGAAGTTGACAAACGAGATAAATGACAGGAGGTATTCTGTTGATCACGCAATCAGCACGTTTAATAAGGAACTTTCTGAAGAACGTGCTTTTAGTAAAGAAGTGATAAAAGATATTAGTGATAAGTTAGAAAAGAATACCCAGCAGATTATTGCAAACTTTAAATCCCAATGCACGTTGACCCAGGCAGCGTGCTCTGGGGCTATGGCTAAAGACCTGGAACACTTCGGCAATCGTTTAGAGCTGAACTGTTCAAAGATAGCAGCTATTCAACGTCAACGCCAAGATAAATGGAAAGAACAGGACAAACTGAATTTGCAATTTACACGCGGTTTGAATAATCATAAGTAGAAAGGAGGTGAGAATAATGGAAGATACAATTAATTTTGGCCAGTATGGGTTGACCATCCTGATGACAATAGTGCTTATGATAGTATATAAATGCGTTCCAAAAATACCTGATCGCTATAAAGCACTAATAGCAGTGCTTGTCGGGATGGCCTTGGGCGTTGTTTCAATTCCTTATCATGGACATGCTTTTACATTGGTGCGTTTGGTTGATGTCCTGATAGGTGGATTAATGGCTGGTGCGTCGTATAGTGGACTTTATGAATTACAACGAACAGTAACGAAGCCCAGATCGTAGAGGGTCAAGTTATCATGGAGGTAATCACAATGAACAAAGTATTCACTTTAGGAAAAGTTTTGCAGATATCGTTTTGGTCCCTAATGGTGATACTTATTGCTATATACATTATTATGATATCAGCATGTGCCAGTATGGATATTAAGATGTCGCAGGAGAATACTGCTGCGTATTTTAACAAGACATATTTGTCAGAACTTGCAAAACAAAAAAGAGATGTGGCTGAACATAATGCTGAGGTTCGTGCCAAACCTGATGGTCAGCTTACGGAGGAAGAGCTAAAAGTTAGAAATGAAAAGCGTTCCTTCTATGAAAAACGTCAGGAATTACTTGAAAAGGCAAAACCGATGCTGGATCTTTACAATAACTTATTGCTTGGAGATCAGCCAATACCTGACGATCTGGAAAATCGGTTGGAACCAATAATCCGTGAACTTGCCGAATTAACTTTAGGCGGTTGAAAGGAGGGATTACAATGCCGATAACAGAGGTTGAAATGGCAGTTGGTGGAATTATGGCTATCATCCGTTTTCTTCAAATGCAAGGAAAAACGGCCGAAGAAATTAGACAGGTGCTTAAGGAATCTGCAAGACTTGTGGCGGAGAGTGACCCTGCAACGGATGTGGAACCTATATTATAGGGAGAGAAAAAATGTTCTTTACATATAAGAACACTGCTTTGTTTGCCCCTGAACAGTACGGGTTTCAGCCATGTTGTTTTCACCTTGCAACTCCTGAACAGATAGATAAAGCAATAGGGGTTGGAGGGTGTGGTCCTGGTGGTATTGGTGATTACTTTGTACCGGATACTATGTATGGACTTAACATTAAACGTGCTTGTATGATCCATGATTGGATGTATCATTATGGGGTCAGCGAGCCAGACAAAGAATTATCAGATTCCATCTTTCTCAATAACATGATTAGGATCATCAGAGCTAACACAAAAAGTTTATTTCTTAAGATGTTACGGTTGAAAAGAGCAAGAACATACTATTCATCTGTGAAATACTTTGGTGGTCCGGCATTTTGGGATTCTAAGAATGAGCCGGGAACGATGGCTGAAATTCAAACAGTCATAAGGGGATTATCATGAAACTGCGAAATTTTTTCATCGCTACCATTATTATGTGGGTTATGGTACTTGCATGTACGTTTGCTCATGCTGGGGATAAGAATTTAACTTTTCAATGGGATCATGATGACCCTGTAGCACAGGATGTAGTAGAGTTTCGAATCTATGCTTCAATGGCCTCGGGTGTCTACGATAAGGCGAACGATCTTTTGGAGACAATTCCGTTTACTGGTGAACAGACCGAATATACGGGATCAGGTGTTCTCACAAGCCAACAAGGCATGACGGTTCGCTGGTACTTCGTAGTTACGGCCGTCGATTCTGAAGGGAATGAGTCTGGATTTTCTAATGAAGTGTTTGAAGATATAGACTTTGAAGCTCCTGTGTCTCCAGTGAATTTTACTGTCAGGGTTGGAGTGCAACCATCGCAATAAGGTAACGCACGTAACGGGCATTATATAAAAGATGGCTCCTTATGAGAGCAAATAAAAAAACAACCAAGCCCGTTACGTGCTTCATAAGGAGACTTATCATGAAGTGGAAAATCATATCGACAGCATCAGCAATTATGGTGCTCGGTGCGTTTGCTACCACTGTGGTAACTCTGCGTGATAAAGTAGTTATGGCTGAGGACATGGTGGTGTTTCAACAAACAATACAAAAGAATTTTGAGATACAACAAAAAGCGATTCAGAAAAACACGATTGAAATGCGAAAGAATGGTCTTAGGAATGATATTCGTTATGTGCGCGATCAAAAGCTACAGATATTGATGCGTAACAAAGTGAATAGTGAAGCCGATTTGTCTCCGGACCAATATATATATTGGAAACAATACGACGATCAGGAAGCTGATTTATGTGATGAACTCAGTGGGCTGACGGGTCAGTGATCATGATCGTAAAGTTGTTCAATATAAGGTGGGTATGGTTTGTGGCAACTACTGTTACAACTATTTCAGTGGTTTTGGCAACTTATACAATCAATCTTAGGTGGAGGTAACGAAACTATGGCAATTACATACAGTTTAGTTGCAACGGATTGGACGGTTGATAACATTACCGGAAATATCCGTTATACTGGGGATGACCATCATGAGACGTCGCCCTCATATGCCACCGTCATTGAACTCCATAGATGGCTGGGACAATTGGCTGATGACCAAGCTCCGGCAGATACAAGTGATAAGATGTATATCCCAATTCCGAAGGCGTCGGAACGGTCGACCGATAATATCATCACACTTGTGAATGGATTTAATATTGACGCTACGGCTGCAGAACATCTATATGATGGGTCGATTATTCAAAATGGCGGTGACGAAATTTGGGATGGTATTGTTAATTTTGGAAATGCAAGTGTTCAAATCCAGATCATCCAAGATGGTGCTATTATTGCAGATGATTTTTGGAACTATAATTATGGCGGCACTGCGACTGGAGGGAGTGGTACTCAGCTTGCTGATACAGGAGCGAGTTGGGATACCGATGAATGGATCGGGTACACTATAAAGAATATTACAGATGATGCCCGTGGTATTGCAAGTGACAATGATGGTACTACCATTGATTTTCCTTCTGGAGAACTTTACGGAACTGGTACTTTAGATTTTTCAGCATCTGATGCTTATAGGATTGGACAACCTCTTAATCCTGATTCGGCCCAGGGCATTTCCCATCGGTTCTTAATTAAAGTCCGTGAGGATGGTGCTGACATTGACGGTCGACGACTTATTGGAATTTGTCGAAGACCAGGCAATACTTTTGCTTGGTTCCCGATCAATGGAACGAGTAGAGGCAACAATGTTTTGGCCCTTTCCGATGCAGCTGATCTTAATTATGATACCGCAAATCAAACCGTTATGGGAGCAACTTGGGACTCTGAGTTCTCTGGCGAGGATCAAGGATTCCAACAGTTTGATGTTGATGATGACGGTAATAATGAAGATTATTTTGGAAAGCTGACATGGACTGGTACTCATGATATTAACGACTTATACATGAGAGCCATGGGTGAGACTTGTGATCATGGTGGGTATACTGTTCATGGTTTAGATGGTGAAATCTTGCGTGGTGTTACGCATTCTATTGGATACGACACCGAAACTGGAGGTATTAGTATAAGTGACTATGATATGTTAGTCTGGGGAACTTATATTAATACAGGTGCTGTGACTGGCGGTCCATTTACCGTTGGTGAAGTGGTTTATGATAATGTGGCTTCGCCTTCATTTTTTGCTCGGGTGTTATCGGTTGATGGGACGGATACGTCTCTTGTAGTTAGTATCGATTCTGGCACCCTTGGAAATGGTGTAGAAATTATAGGCGCCAGTTCCGGTGCGACTGCTACTACATCTGCAGATCCAACGGAGGTGACAGGTGGCGGTGTTCTTCACGTGTTAGCTCACGATGCGACCAATGATATTCTTTATGTGCAAGTTATCAAAGGAACGATGTGTGCTACTGATGTGACCCTTTATTATGGAGGAACAAACTTAGCAACAGCAGATCATACGGATTATGTGGTCTCTGAAACGGGCATTGATCCTTTGACAGAATTTACAATTTCCAAGACGGCACCGTATATAGGTGTATCGACTGGAAGTGCAATTATTGGTGCCCATGGTGTTGGGATTGATGATGCGAAATTAAATTCTTCAGATTCTGTCATCCCGCTTGGAGAGAGCACACCGATTAATCCTCCATTAACAGTAACCAATACTTATTCTGGTCTTGATCTTGTTAATCCCGACCAGATTTTGGTGGCTCCGACAGACGGAACAACGGTTGATGTTAATGGTGATCCAACTATTGGTGCGGCATATTTTACAATTAAAACTGCATTGACAGGGGCAGCGGAGACGACTGTTTACGTTGATCAAGATCTTGCCGATAGTGATATTGATACGTGGTTGCCATCATCTGGTTATATCGATATCGTCAATGACGAAGGGTTGGTTGTAACACATGCTTATTCAGCTTATTCTGGAGCTGCCGATACGTTTACTATTTCATCGTACGACTTCTCGGGTAGTGGTGTAAACGATTCAGTTTCGGTTGGGAACTATGCCTATGTTTATCAAATGCATCTTACAACGGCTCTTACGACTGGAGCGGAGACAAGTGCTATCGTAAATGAAATAATTGGAAGTACTCCCGATTCCGGAACAATAAGAATTGTTAATGATGATGGTTTTCACATCAGGCATCCATACTCTGCATACGATGACGCCACAGATACTTTCACTATTACAAGTGCTGATTTTTCTGGTGATGGGTTAACGGAACAGGCCAGTATTGGTAGCGGAGTCTATGTGACTTATATTGATAAGGCTGCTGCATCTGCCTCTGAGACCTTTACGGCAGTTTATGATGTTGATCTAAATTTGACAGTAGTTGTGCGCGATGGTGGTGGTACGCCGATCAAGGAAGATAAAAGACGGCATACTTTTACAAATTCCAATGCAAGTCTCGGTATAACAAGAACAAGTGATACGTAATGCCAAAAAATGTTGAAAAAGTCGAATGTATTTCTTGCGGTATATGCTGCGGTCACCAAAGGGATTACCCCTTTGGTGGTTGCTCGTATTCAAAAGAAGAACCGATCCCGACAGGAGTGAAAGTTATACAAGAAGGAGATAACTATCGTATACCTGTTGATAATAACGACGTTTGTATTTATGTAGAAGTTCTTGATAATGGATTTACAAAGTGCAAGATTCATGACAAAAAACCATTGATGTGCAAATATTATTATTGTCTGTTAGAACAAAAGATAACTTCGTTGAAAAGAATAATCGAATATCTTGAAAAGAAGTGTGAAAACAGACATAGTTTAATCCATTTAGTGAATAGTTTAAAGGTGAGATAAGATGGCAACAGCAACTCTTGGTCTTCTGGGCCATACTGAAATAGATGATGCAGACGCCAACACTGACTGGACGAATTTTGATACGGCAGATCCTGATATTAAAAAAGAAGGTTCCAATGCAATGGCTGGAATCTTGAGAGCTGATTTGGATGTGGGATATTGTGATAAGGGAACGGCTCCAGTAACAGCTGCCGATAAGCATGCAAGAATGTGGATCAATACTATTAACGTTCCATACATGGAGGATGAAGCTGGAGGTGGCTATGAGTTCTACATGTATGACGGTTCTTCTACTCAGTACATTACTGTTTTTAGTTCTGATGATTATTTTGGAGGTTGGTTTAATATAGTAATAGATTGTAACTTATACACTTCATTAACCTTGGCCAATGTCCAACGATGGGGAATTAGAGCAAATCATACAAGTAATGCTAAGAATGCGAGTAATACTTGGGTCGATTTCCTGAGATATTCCGATGGCTACTATATAACAGGGGCCACCTCATTTTCAGATCCAGTAACATTGGCAGACGTTGCTATTGCAGATCGCGGAACAACTACCCTATATGGATACGGTATAATAGAAGAGGTTGAAGGGGTATATCTTGCATTTGGCGAATTGCAATTAGGTAATAGTACGACAACTACTTATTTTGAAATGGATGGAGAAGTTCTTGTTTTCACGGACCAACCAGTAGCCGATGGGCTTTACACTATTACTGGGAATGGTAGTGGGGCCAACATACGAATCATTGGTTCGACTATCTTGGCAGCAGGTTCAAATGATAATTGTAGGTTTGACGTTGACTTCTCAACAGATAGCCCTAATGACGTAGATTTTTATGGAAACGTTCTTAATCGGGGTGGGACTTTTCTATTTGCCAGTGGACAGGATGCTTCTGACAATACATATGCGAACTGCGATCAGGTAACCACTTTAGGAGCTGATGTATCAGGTTCTTCTTTTATTGAATCGATAGTTGCTGCGGATACTGGTGCTCTGTATTGGAATGCTTCTTATACAGATACCTATATTGATAACTGTGATTTTACCATGGGAAGTAATTCTCATCACGCTATCGATTTTGGCACATCAGTAACAAGTAATCTTACGCTAAGAAATTGTGATTTTAATGGGTTTGGGTCTACCGATGATTCCAATGATTCCACTATTCGATTCCTGGCAACGTCTGGATCTTTGACATTGAGTTTAGAAAACTGTAGGGTCAATGGTGCAGCCGCATCTGCAAGTAACTTTAGCGTGGATGATGCTGCTGGAATAACTGTTACAGTTTCGATTGATCCGGTCACTGTAGAGATTACTTGTGTTACAAAAGATGGAACACCACTCGAAGATATCAGGGCGTATGGTGCTGCGAGGGCAAAATCAAGCGGGACTGCAACGACAGATACAACGGATAAGTTGGTTGATACTAATGCAACCTTTCAAACCGATGGGGTGGCTATTAACGATGTAGCATTTAATCAAACTGATGGGACTTCTGCATTAGTAACTGCGGTGGATTCTGAAACTTCATTGTCTCTTGATTCGGATGCTTTTCCAGATGGTGATGAAGACTATAGGGTTGGAGGTGCTTTCCCAGTAGAAGATACTGTTACAATAGTGAATAGCGGAACGACTGCTACTGTTACACATACCGGACATGGGATGGCTTCAAATGATTATGTTTATATTGAAGGTGGTAGCTTAGACGAGAACGAAGGGGTATTTCAAATCACCTATATCAATGCCAATAGTTATAGTTATACAATGGCAAGTTCGCCAGGATCATCTCCTACCGGAACTATTACATCTACGTTTGTAGCATTGTATGGGTTGAGTGATGTGAATGGTGAAGTATCAACTTCCAGAGTTTATGCGACCCCTCAGCCAATAAGAGGGTGGGCAAGAAATACCGCATCTGGTTCTCCCTATTATCAGGAAGGTGTTATCACAGGTACTATCAGTTCAACAGCTGGATTTAGCGGAGCTGCCGTATTGGTGCCAGACGAATAAGGAGAAAAAAAATGAGTGAGAAGAGAGCCAAGCAAGACAGAAGAATCAAACCTGGAGAATTGGAAAATGTTAAGGCATCTGAAGAAGTTACAAGACGTAATGTTCAGTCCGGCATACAGTTTGCAAACGATACACGTAAGATGGTACTTGAATTAAAGGTAATGTTTGATGCTTTGCAAAATGGTTTTCTTAATATGAAAAATGAAATTTCTGAATTGAGAAGACAGCTGGCTTTCGTGCAACAAAGACAAGTAGCAGGAGGCACAAAGGACTATGGCGATCAGCGTTAACCCAATGACCCATGTGATAACTGTTCCTCAAGCCGATTTGACCCCTCTTGGTGGTGGATTTTATGAATTAGATCTTGATGACTTCCGGCAATGGCTCAAGGCTTGGGAGGACAACCAAGATTATCCTATAACTATGCTTAAAACGCATAACCATAATACAGAAGTAACGATTAGCGGTACTACTTATGCTCGTCTTATAGAAGTGTTGGCTCCTTATACTGTAGAATTTGAGAACGGCCAGTATACTATTAATTGCACTGGAGCAAATCATAATCTGGCAGATGTCAAAGTATTAAATCAGGTGTCACTTATCATTAATAATTCGGCAGGTTTGCAGACGGTTATTCAGGGTTCTGGAGTTACGGAACAAGATAAGACTGATATAGCAGGGCTTTCGGCCACTGCTGTTTGGAATGAACAAGAAGCGGAAGATCTTGAGAGTGATGTGAATTTTATTAAAGCAGTAGAAGGGGGAAGATGGAAAATATTTGCCTCCGAATTTCAACAGAGGTTTTATGATGAAGACAATGTAACAGAGATTGCTCGATTTAGATTATTGGATTCTGACGGCAACCCTTCTGTTACTGATGTGTATGAACGTGTTAGAATGACCACTACTACAACGACATCAACAACAACCACAAGCACAACAACCACAACTACAAGCACAAGTACTACAAGCACAAGTACTACAACGACAACAACAACTACAACAACCAGTTCTTCAACGACTGAACCATACCTTGTTTTTGAGGATGACTTTGCCGGAAGTTCTTTGGACACCGGAAAATGGACGGAATCCAATAATCAAACGGCTTCCGTTACCGTCAACAACCAATTGGAATTGAACACCGGAACCGGGACGGCCCATTGTGGGGCGCATGTTTATACTGATGATAACTTCAGTAAAACCAAAATTATCAAGTTGACTTGTGAATGGAAAGCCGGAACAAATCACTATAGTTCGGCTTGGTCCCCAAGGATTGATATTTGTAAGCCTACAGCAGGAAGAGATAGCAATTATGGGTCTCGTGATGAGTACTTTGTTAGTTTATTCTTAAGAAGCTACTTAGACACAACCGATGTAGAAGAAATTTCTTTCCGTGAAACAGTTACTGGAGTGTCGCCATTTACTACTTTGGATGAAACTAATACTCCTGGCTTTGATGAATTGATATGGCATGATGTGACGATAACTATTAATAGTTATACAAGGGTTTTCCATGTAAATATTGATGATTATTGGACACTGAATGGTACCATTGGTTCATCTGCTTGGTCTAATATAGGTAGTACTTTTAAAATTGAATTGGGGAATAATAATTTTGAACGGGTTGATACGGAATATTTCCGCAATCTTAAATTGTATTTAATCCCAACAACAACGACAACTACTACTACAACTACTACTACAACTACAACGAGTACAACTTAACGGAGGGATTATTATGGGAGGGAATTTACAAGATAAACTAACAAGAGCTGGAGTCATGATGGAATATGGCCATCATGAAAATCACGATGGAAAATTATTTTCTATAAACTATTCAAAAACTGGAGTAGGTGCTGCTGGAACTTTGGAGGTTCGGTTATCCACGGTAGCCGGAAAAACGTTTCTTCATGCTCTTCCTTCTATATATGCGTCGGCAGGATGTGATGTAGAAGTATTTGAGCATACGACAAAGACTCATGTTGGTGGGAATGCGCTGACGGCAAAAAATAAAAATCGTAATTATCACGCCAGAACGTTGTCAGCTTTGAGTCAGGCTTGCCATACTCCTGGTGGATCTGAGACTCCAGCAGCATTGTTTAATTGGAGAGTCGGAGGATTCCGTGCTGCTGGAGATAGAAGAGCGGTTAATGAAATAGTTCTCAAGCAAGATGCCGCTTATTCGTTTGTTGTAACAGCGGATGGTGCTGGAACGGATATTAATTTCGATTTGACTATGTATGAAAAGCCTGATCCGTTCTTTACAACCACAACAACGACAACTACTACTACAACCACAACGACATAGTAGTCATGGCGAAGCGAATTATTATCACCCCTATGGGTGGGCATGGAACAACTTATCTTATTGGCAGAGCAAACTTTTGTAAACGGCCTGATACTATATGGGGTGAAAGCCCTGATATAACTAAAAAGCCGCATCTGGACAAGGTGAGGGCTTGGAGGGGACGGTCAGGCGGTCATCAACTGGATGTTAATAAGACCATAGAACAGAATCTGGTTGATATGATAACTTCATCAAAGTACTCTGTTTTATTGTGTGGTCGTTGTTCTATTAATAAGAAGTTTTTGACTGATAATTCTATTCATGCGATTTGTTTGGTAAGACATCCGGCAAATGCTTACGTGTCTTACTTATCACATCAGCATCCAGAACACGCAGCAAGGTTTGGTGGTTTTAATAAGATTAAGGCTGTTCATTTTTGGGCAAGACATTGGAATGCAATAGTAGATGATTTCTTATCTTCCGATAATCCTATTGTGCGATATGAATATCTCGAACAGGATCTTCCTGATATTGATAGATATTGGAAGTCAGTAATAAGCCGATGGAGACCAAATATGAATAGTCATAAAGAGATGGACCTTCGAACAGAAGAAGCTCTCTGTGAAGCCGTTCGGAAGAACTTTTACTTAATTTATGATAAGTGGGAAATATGGCGGTAAATCCTATCATAACACGTGGGTATGGTGATAACTCTTTGATTATCACTCGTGGGTATGGTGCTTTACGTGAAGTTATTAGTGCTATTGTATCGGCACCTATATTAGTATTTAAACGTATTGTAAGAAAAGGATAAGATCATGGCTCTCGAAAAATTTACAAAACAACCATGGGAGGAGTTTGTCATCGCTGGCTCTATTGAAAAAGTTGTAGACGAGGGCGAACTTATCGATTTGCCAAATTGTGCTGTCACAGCAGTAGATACAAGCGATGATTCAGACTCGACCTCCGAGGTTATCAACACCCCGACAATTGAAAAAGATGATACAAACCATTATTTAAAAGTCCAAGTTATTGGAGGGGCGCATCAAGAAGATCATAAGATCACATTTAAGATTGCAACAGATGCTAATAATCAATATGAGATCGATGTGCTTATGAAAGTAAGGGAGACATAAAATGGCTTTCGTTACTATGTGGAATCCAAGTGATAAGAATGCAGATATCACTTTATCAAATGAGAATTTAACGGCACTACAGGCTGCGGCAAGCATTGGATGGATTACCGTAAGGAATGTAACTTCCAAGTCTTCCGGTAAATGGTATATGGAATTGGTTGTTGATAATAGCGGAGGTGTAGGGCTGGAAGATATGATTTTTGGCCTTGCGGATTCAGCTTTATCTTTGAATACTTTTGTTGGGAATTCGCCAGCTTCATGGGGATATCATGGCCCAAATGGTTATACATATCACAATGGTTCCGCAACTGCATATGGAACCATTTGGCAAACTGGTGATGTAATTGGATGCGCTTTCGATATGGGAACAGGGAAAATTTGGTTCGCAAGGAATAACGTATGGCAAAATTCCGGCGATCCGGTTGCGCAAACAAATGAGGCTTATTCCAATTTGGCAGGGACATTATATCCTGCTATTTCAATGTATAGACCTGGACAGCAATTGAGTGGTATATTTGCCGATGATTATTTAACTTATACACCACCAGTAGGTTATCTACCATTAGAGATATTAGAACTGACTGAACCTATTTTGGTTTTTGAACGACAAAAAATCCAAAAAGTGTTTATATATGAAAAGGTAAAAGGGTAAAATATGTTATAATAGAAGGGTAAAAAGGAGGTTGTGTAGTGCTTAATAATAAGCACGTGTCTATTCATAATAGAAACCCATTGAGGGAAACAAAATGAAGGAGGATAGTGATGAAAGACGATGTTAAAAAAATGATGGAGAATGCACAGAAGGAAGCGCACAAAAAAGTTAAACAAATTGTCAAGGAGGATAAGTCGGAACAAAAGGAGAAGAAAGAGGATCAACAAGATCGTCCAGCAATTGGGATATTTACTAATTTTACAGGATTCAATCCAGGGTACTCCCTGACCGGTATTGTTAGGGATCAGTGTATTATGCTTGATGAATACGGGCATGATGTATATTTGTTTACCAATGAAGAATGCCCTGCCGATGATCTAACAAAGAAACGTCTTAAATTCCCTGCCAATGTTAAGATTGTACCAATCTTTCCACAAGGCCACCTTGATGATTATCAAACGGCAAAGGATTTTGCTGATAAGCATATGGAACTTGCACAAAAGGTGGCTGCCCTAACTCATGAGCATATTGAGAAGTTTAAAATCAAGTTTGCTTTCACTCATGATTGGATATTTACTGGGTGGAACCTTCCGTATTCTGTCGCTATCCATATGCTTAAGGATAAGGTGAATATTAAGTGGCTTCATTGGATACATAGTACGCCAAACCCTCCTCTCAAAGATTGGTGGTACATTAAACGCTATGGCCCTGATCATAAGATTATTTTTCCAAACCAAACCGAGAGGACACGTGTGGCTGAAGCTTATCGTGGCGATCACGGGGATGTTCGTATCATCCCGCATATCAAGGATCCACGTATATGGTTTGACTTCACTGAAGAAGCGAAGCG